TAAAAACAACCCCGCCATATAAAACGATGTTTTCCAAAAGTCCCGCACCGCCTGCCTGTCGCAAGACCCAGCCAGAAAAGCATCCCCCTTTTTCGCCGATTTTTTAGAAAGTAAAATTCAAAGGGCCATTTTTGGGGGTTCAGATTTAGAGATAAAACCTTTGGAATATATAGACCGAAGGTTTTAGATTTTTCAATTCATAATTCAACACAAAATTGAAGCTTGGGCCTGCTAAAAAAGAATTTACAAGAGAGACAACCTCGGCGAATGACGACGACACTAACTACAGCAGTAAATAATGGGGTGCCAAATACCGCAGCAGGAGCCACCGCCGCCGCCACCACCGCGGCCGATCCGATGGCTGCTTCCTACCAGTCTCTCTGTGCGGGGATGACGTACGAACAATTCATGAAACACCACGTATCAAAACCAGGCGAGGCTTATACGCATACGCGGATTGGCGATAAAGCGCTGAATGTCCATGGCGGTGTTTATACGATTCCGCCAGCGATTCTACCCGTATTCTGGAAGAAATATTACACACACGTATTCGAGAATGGAAAACAGGAGTTCTTGACAGAAAAGCAGAATCCTGAACGAGGAATCATCACGGTGGATTTCGATTTCAGGTATGATACAAGTATTACCAAACGCCAACATTCAAAAGAACATGTATTGGACATGATACAAACCTATATTCAAACGCTGGAGAAGATGGTGGAGATTCCAACCGACGCCCAGATTCCGATTTACATTTTCGAAAAGAGCGACGTGAATCAGTTGGATGATATAACAAAGGACGGGATTCATATGATCATCGGCGCAATCGTAGAACGCCCTATTCAACGAATGTTGCGGTCTCGGATGTTGAAAGAGCTCCCCGAAATATGGACAGACCTACCCATCACAAATACCTGGAATGATATTCTGGATGAAGGCATTTCACGCGGTCATACCAACTGGCAGTTATATGGTTCGCGCAAGCCGGGTCATAAAGCGTATATGTTGAAGTATCACTTCGTAATGATGCGCGATCCAGATGACGAAGAACACGCATGGATGTGTCAAGAAGAAAAGACGAGCCAGTTTAATGTAAAAGAGAATTTCGCGAAACTTTCGGTACAAACGGCGGCGAGTGGTGCTCTTGGCGCGATCGATGCCGGATATTCCTCGCTTCCTTTATTATCGAATAACTCGGCACTGAAGGCAGAATATGACGCGATTCTAAACCAACAACGCGGAACATCCGCGAGCAGAAATAGTGCCAACGCAGGCGCTGATGGTGGAAAACGTATTCGCTTAGTGGTTACGGGCGGAGGTGGTATCACGTCGAACGGAGGGAGTTCTGGCGGTAGCACCGACGCTTTCATGTCGCATAACGGGACGATCCTGATGGACAAAATCACCAATCATTCAGAACTGACGATGGCCGTTGAAATCATGCTGAATATGCTTGAACCCAAAGAATATGAAACCCGGGAAACGCATTATTATACGATGGCCCTTCCGTCACAGTATTTCGACCCCTATGACAAATGGTTACGCGTGGGTCTCGCACTTCATAATACGAGTGATAAACTCTTCCTTACTTGGATGCTCTTCAGCGCGAAATCCGCCAAATTCAACTTCACGGACATCATGAAGCATTATGATACATGGTGTGGGTTTCCGTATAGCCCCGATGGTCTTACACGACGCTCGATTATGTATTGGGCGAAAAATGACTGCCTAGAAGAATATACGCGTATTCGTAATGAAACCATCGACAACTTCATCCATCAAACGATTTGTAATGAGACGACGAATGATGCTTCAACGGATGTGGATTTGGCGACGGTGTTATACACGATTTTCAAAGACCGTTTTGTATGTACTAGTGTGAAGGACAACCAGTGGTACGAGTTCGACAAGAATCGTTGGGTAGAATGTGACCAAGGCAACTCGCTTCGTGCGCTTATTTCCAAAGACATGCACGACATTTACACGAAAAAACACCGCGATATTATGGACCTCACATCGGGTCTCGATCCTACCTGCGATCAATACACATCCGCACGCAAACGCTCACGTCGTATCGTGGATATTTGTACGAAATTAAAGACGACGAGTTTCAAGAACAATATTATGCGTGAGGTGCGTGAGCAGTTCTATGACAAGGACTTCGAAGAGAAGATCGACACGCGCCCCGAGCTCCTGTGTTTCAAGAATGGAGTCATCGATTTCAAGACAAAGACGTTTCGACGTGGCCAGCCTGATGACAATCTCTCGAAGACTACGAAAATCGACTACCTTCCGCTGGATACAGACCGTCATCGCGCCCTCATCGACGAAATCAACGAGTTTATGGCACAGTTATTCCCCGAAGAAGAGCTTCGAACGTATATGTGGGAGCATCTCGCATCGACGCTTATCGGCACGAACCGCGAACAAACCTTCAATATATATATTGGCGGAGGCAGCAACGGCAAGTCGAAGCTCATCGAACTCATGTCGGCATGTCTGGGTGAATACAAAGCGGTTCTCCCGATTACGGCAGTTACACAAAAACGCGCGATGATCGGCGGTGCTTCACCAGAACTCGCGGTTCTCAAAGGCGTGCGATATGCGGTGATGCAGGAACCGACGAAAGGCGACCGTATCAACGAAGGTATCCTCAAAGAAATCACCGGTGGAGATGATATGACTGCCCGCGCACTCTTCAAAAATACGATTTCGTTCGTTCCACAGTTCAAGCTCGTTGTTTGTACGAATGTCCTCTTCGATATCAAGAGCAACGATGATGGAACGTGGCGTCGTATTCGTCTGTGTCCGTACAAATCGAAATTCTGCGAAGAGCCGAAGACGGACGACCCCGAAGAACCATACCAATTCCTTATCGACAAGAATCTCGATGTCAAGATCAAGACGTGGGTAAATGTATTCATGGCGATGCTCGTCAAGAAGGCATTTGATACTGATGGAAAAGTGCGCACATGTGCTGCGGTGACTGCGAGTAGCAACAAATATCGCAATACCCAGGATTATCTCTCGGAGTTCTTTCGTGATAAGATCCGCGCAGCCGATGAAGATACGTATATCAAGAAGACCGAAGTATATGAAGAGTTCAAGAAATGGTACGTCGTTCAACATGGTAAGAATATTCCGAAAGCCAACGAGCTTTATGATTATATGACGAAGAAATTTGGAAAACTCTTGACAAAAGGATGGCGCAAGTGTCGGATCGTATATGATGATGACGTAGTCGAAGACGACGACGAAGACTGCGAAGATGATTAAACCATGCGAAAATGTATTATAGTAAACAAAGGGCATATCGCGACGGCGACTTCATTCCGCCGATTTCCAGAACCGCACATTCTTTAATCCAAGAATACTTGCTATGTTTGTTAATCCATTCAATAACCACAATACAACCGGTAAGATGTATTTTGGATAAAGACCAAGTAAAATCAATATCACAATATTGCGTTTGTCGTAAGCACCGCTTGATGAAAAGAATTCGCGCATCGACATCAAAACAAAAATCGCAAAGACCGCATAATAGAGAAACGAAACCAAATCCTCGTAAAATGATAAGCTATTGTATTCATCATAATCGTAGATCGCGTTCTGCTTATTCAACGCAATATTTTTCTTCTGATTTTCGAGGATGGCATCGATGTCTTTCGGGTCGAGAATACGTTGATTCCCGCGAAATGAGCTTTTCAACTGAATATTATAATATATATTCAATAAACGGTCGGCTCGGTCGAATTCGTGATTAATCCTCCTAATATATTTGTCTTTTTCGATATTGGCGTTTATACATCGCGCCTTTGCTGATGCGTCGTTAGAATGAGCTTGGTCACAATCCACATAATATTCGGACCATGGGAGAATGGTTGCGCCGCCCATAACTCCTTCTTTATCGACGCTCGTGGTACGTGTGCTATCGTCATATTGCGGAAGTCGCACATTAAATTTCATGACGGCTGGTGTTGTTCCAGTTGCGCCGGTAAAAACTACTTGTTTATTTGTCGAGTCTTCATAGACCGACCCGTTATAAAAGTCGAATCCCTCTTTGATTCCAGTAAATCCTTCGACGCCCGTTACGCCCTGCGCGACCTGAAATCTCTCGCGCGTCGTCGAGCCCGAAGGTAAAGTCGCAGGATATTCATCAGTGGCCTGTTTATTCTGACGCACACGCCGATCAACTTCGATGTATTTGTTCGCCTTCTCCAGTAATTCCGAATCGATTTTACTACACTTTGTTCGCACAGTTTTCCAATCGCCGTGCGCTTTATTGATTTCATGGGTTTGCGCCTTTCCATTCACGAGCGCGGTATATTTCACGCTGGTTTCTCTCACATCATTATCGCATTTACGTTCGGTATTTCGCGCATGAACCCATTCTGCGTGGGCTAGACTGAGCTCATATTTATCCTTCTCAGGTCCTGTAAAACCGCCTTGTGATATAATTTGCCGGACTTTTGTTAGATTTTGTTCAGAATCTCGTAGAACTTCGTCGATTGATTTGTCGTTGCCGCCCCCTCCGCCGCGATTTGATAACTGCGTCGCCTCTCCATCAGTGCTGACGGTTGTTCTCATCGTGGCCTCACCCTGTGTTGCTTGTTCTAAAAGTTCGGGTTCAATCCCTTCCGCATCATTAAAATCGATACCCATGTACTACTATATTTGTTAGATTATAATTCCTCTTTATTACCCTGAATTATAATCTCAAACCGCGGCACGTTTATTATGGTTGTGGTATTCCTGTGATATTGATTCCAACTTCGTTGATGTCTTTCGAGGATTTCACCTTAAGTTGGGTGGGTCTAGGATAGACACTCGGAGATACGGACAGCCCGGTGATAGTAATACTGGGAACAGCCTTCGTAGTTGGGTCACTGACTCCGCCGGCAGCAACCGTCAAAACAAACGGTGATGTCGTGGAGGGCGTTCCCGTAAAACTGCCAGATAATGCGGCGGGCGTCCCCGAAAACACACCTGAAGGCAACGCAACCGTGATAGTGTCACCCACAACCAACGCATTCGTAACCTTTAATGAAATCGTCAAGGTGCTACTCGCCCATGCCGCAGTTCCGCCCAATCCAGGCACGCCCGGAATACATTTCTTTGCGGCGTCACTCCATGACGTTCCGACATCGCAGCATCCCGGTCCATAGCATGGCGCCATTCCGATACCCATATCCGAGAGATTTGATGTCTCACTATTCTGTTGGAGAAGTTGTTTATCATTCATTTCCTCTTCATTAAAGTTCCAATCGTATTTGTCGAAGTCATGATCGTTGCGGCGAATAATATCAAATACTTGCTTGCCGACGACGATACCCCCCAACGTAAGAACGAAGATAACGCCTAAAGTGCTAATCGACGAAGGTATAAGGTCTTTATTACGTAATACCGCCAATACGATCAACGCAACTGATACATATATGATATTCTTCATCACCTCGGTATTGGCTTCATAATTTTTCGTGTAATATGTATTGATTTGTGCCATGCGGCGTTTATTGGAGTTGTCTTCTTTCAAAGAATTCGCATTCGAAGCAGCACGTTCCTTCTCGGTTTTAATAAATTGTATTGCGGTTCTTTGAGCTTCATACAACGCGTCCGAATCGAATACCTGACCAGCTTCTTTCACGGTGCCGTAGGTCGATGCTAATAATGTGACAAGGGCCGACCTAGCTTTCAATAAGTTGGTTCGCTCAGCATCTGTCATTGCGGTTCCACCAGTTGTAAGACGGGTATTGATATCGTTGATTGCGGCTTGGATTTCCGCGGTTGTCGCAGAAGAAGATGCCACAAACTGATTATCGGATGCGGCCAGAGGTGATAATATTTTGAAATCTCTCGACTGAGCGGATTCGCCATTTGATGGTGTAACTGTAAATGTGAGTTTGCTATCTGCCTTTGTCCCAGGGTAAATCGTCACATTTTTTACGGTGATACGGATTTTAGAGCCAGCTTTGATGGTCGCCGACGGCGTAATTGTAATCGGGCTTCCGCTGCCGCTCGAGCTCAAAGTAGCGGATGTAGTTCCTGAGACAACAGCCGCGGTATAGTCCGAGCCAGTTGTGCTGGTAGTGACGTCGGCGGCAGCGCTGCCAGTCCATGACAATTGTATATTTTGCGACGTCGTCAAATCACGTTCCAACGTAACTACCAAAACCAATTCTCCTATAACGTTGGCTCCGCCCGTAGCATTACGCCTCAATTGCGTACTCGTCTCTGTTGTAACAGTCATGCCTTCGATATAACCCCGACGAAATAGATAATCTTTGAATAATTTCCCCGCACATAAAACCACAATCGCGAATAACGCGACCAAGATTTGATTTTTTTCACTTAATTGATATGACGCCATGTTTATAACGAGTAGTGATACAATCCATAAATACTCGTTATATTATTATTTCTTTTTACTCTTCGCCGCCCCCGTTGTGGCTGATGATGATTTGCGACCACCTGTAGTCGGGGCGGGTGTCGCTGTTGCTGCTGGTGCGGGCGCAGGTCCTGGACCGAGACCAATCGCCGATGTCGCTGAAGAAGCCGCTGTTCCAACTTGATCAATCGCATTCGACGCGGTTTCTTTCGCTTTATCAACCAATCCGGTGGCTCCTTCTACCGCCCCCGTCGCCATTTCATTCGCGGAATTAACTAAATTATCGGCACCTTCAGTAATACCCGTCGCGATGCTAGCGCCCGTTTCTTTAAGTTGGTCGCCTGCGGAACTTAAAGCGGCTTTCACATCTTCGGTGCGGTCGGGAATATCATTTGTTGATACGCTTTTCACGCCGAACCAACCGAGGATTGTTGCTAAAAGTCCGCCGCCACCATTACCGTCATCCGCCGCACCCGCCGAGTCATCATCTCCTGCGTCTTCCTGGCCAAACATTTCTTTCAACTTCAAAAGCGCCAACACCGCCAATATTGCTAAAATACTCCAAAGAATGAATTTATAGGATTCAGAGATGAGATTCTTGTTACTCTCTTCGGTGATCGCAAGCAATCGTTCGCGCTGATATTGAGAACTCGCGATTTTCTTTAAGTTGTCCTGAACACCTTTCATTGCTTGACCATAATTGGACGAATATTGCGGGTCGTCGCTATAAAATTTATCGGTTTTATCTTGAAGTGTCATACCTTCTGTCGTGTTCGGCGGTGCTTTAATCGCGGTTTGGTCACGATAATCCGCGGTTTTCTGCTCGGTTTCGTCGAATACTTTATCAATCGCACCAAACATAGATGTCAAGTCCGTTGGTTTGCGCGTTCCTTCTTTTGGAACAATATGCCGAATATTACATTTCGTGCTAGATGACATCGACCCCGTATCCGGATAATGCGCATATTGAGCGCTGTCAATCATTTTGTATGCTCCGTTACCGATCTTACAAGCATCATCGCTTATGGTTCCGTTGATTGTCGGCACTTTCAACATGAGCTGCTTTGTCGGGTCGGCAACACGCAATCCGACCGGATACATTTTTGCGCGGTCTTTCAATTCGCATTTTCCGTCTGCGCCAGCACTCCCCTTGGTATAAACGAACCCGCCACATTTTTCGTCAGCATCGCATATACCGCGGCATTTTTCGAATGAAGCAGGCACACTTTCGCCCACAGGCATCGTACGCAATCGACGCCCGAATTCTAATGTTTTCGGGAATGTATTTGCATCGACTGAATAGACTTCAAGATCTCTCAGCGAATATTGTTGATAAGTGTAACGACTTCGCCCGAATGGAGCACGTCCATCACTCGTTGTAAATGTATATGCGTTATTATACATATTCTGCCCCCAAATATAGAAATCATGCCCACCGCCGAATGTCGGGTAATATCCTGAATTCATATATGTCGCATATACACCCGACCCCCAGATGCCATTCGTGGAAGGGAATTTCGTGGTTCCATCATACAAAAACGCACTTGTATCATTCTGATAATTTGAAACAGTCGACGACCAACTTAAAGAGGTATAAGCACCGAGCACACGCCCATCGTTGAGAATCGCGCGAGTATAAGTCGCCCCCTTATTATCACATCGTTGATGAAATGCCGCCGGCGACCACCCATCGCGACTTGCCTTATAAAGAAGGTTGGTGGCTTCGCTAAAACTGCCCGGGGTGATTTCTCTGAGACTGTAAGAGCTTTCCGCTGAACGTGTATCATACCCGCCCAAATTGAGATAGGTCGCTGGGAGAGTATTGCCTTTTGCGTCCTTTGATGGCGCCATATATGAAAGTGCCGACGCGGGATAGTCGTGCCTTTCACCATTATGGTCAACATATGCGATGCGACCGACATATCCGCGTCCACCACGCCCGACTTCATCCACTCCGGTCGGACCACCCGTTTTAAGCGAGTAAAGGGCAACTGACCGTTCGATTTTGGTACGGGATTGAGGATTGTCGTCCAAAAATTCGTATCCTTCGGTGCGCTTACATTTTTCGATATATTCGCTTACAGCGTTACGCTCGATGCCGTCGGCATTACGATTATATAGTGCGTTCAACCATCCTTTTAATTCTTGTTTGCTGTATCGGTATAAACCGCCATACGCGTACCATCCGTTCCAGTTATTCGGATAACATGTACCATCACCCACATGATGATAACCTTTGAATATACAACGACTTCGGGTCGTATGGTCGCATTCTGGATTAGGTGGGTTAAGGGGTACTTGGACAGTAGTATCCTTTCCGTACATACGTTTCAAATTCGATGTCGTATATGATTTCAAAAACCCGTCCTCGTCCGCCTCTTTATTCGACGTCGTATGACATTTCCCTCCTTTCTCGTCGATCACAAAAATACCGTTAATATTCGGCTTACCGGATCCGGTATAGATCCAACACCCACCGCGGTTATTCGGCTTATTCTTTTCAGGCGCGCTAATCAAAAAATAGGAACTACCCAAATCTTCAGCACGTCGCTTACACTGCGAAATAGATGCCTCGCTGAGATCATCCTGAAACGTAAAACCGCGGTTCGCTAGGTCGCTGTCGTCGACATTATCCGCGAGGACATAACACCCCATTTGAATGGTATCAACACCTGAACCGGGAAATTGAAAATCCGCGGATGGCCGTTCTTTGACATAGACATTCCCGCGTTCATTACCGCACGAAAACAACCCTTTCCCACCGAGTGTATTTCTGGGGTCACGAACCGCGTCATGTATCATGATAAATAGTGGGTTCGTTCGTGCTGTATCCGTATCCGCATAGACCAAGTCATATGGCTTAATATCATCCCATTTTCCCGCGATTTTGATTTTTTGTGTTGCCCCACTAGGAGCGGGACAGCCAATAACGCCGGTATTTTGTTTCATTTTGTCGGTTTGAAGCCAGTTGGTCGGATTCGACGACGGCGAAGCGGGAACATGCCATATTTGAAAAACCCCGTCTTTCGTGATATATCCGTATTTTGTGACACCGGTCGCGTCGGTGACTTCAACCCAGTTTTGGCGCCGGTTTTTGTCATCTCGTTCGATGAGTTTCATGATACCATCGACCTTTTTTATATGACTTAACTCTTGCTGGGTGTATTTCTTATCTTCAGCAGCTTGGCTATTTATAAAATCGGCTTGGCTCGTTTTACCGTCACCACCGATACCGGTGGAAGGATCGGCGGGGGTCGCAGACATTCCTTCTTTCATGGAAAATGCCCCTACCAACTCTTGAATCATATTTTGAAACTGCGCGCCGATGCTAAGCGACGCTCCTGCTCCTCCTTCCGCACTAAAATTCGCACCCTCATCCACTTCCGCACCCGCGCCCGCACCCGCGCCCGCGCCCGCACCCGCACCCGCACCCGCACCCGCACCCGCACCGCCATCATTCGGTGGATTCATCGCCTGCCGTGTTTCTTTTGAATTTTGTACATGTCCTGAATTCAAACTCGCATTTTTTACTAAATCGTTTGAGTTTTGATGAAACATTATATATAGTAATAATGATAATACTATATATACCTGCGAATATTTTTGTTGAAACTTGGCGACTCACTCGGCGCCCGCGTCGCCCGTGTTGCCACCGCTGTCGCCGTCCAACGAAGATTGGATACTCTTCATTCCCGCGTCAAATTCCATAAAAAATGACTTGAACGTCGCGTAAAAGAAAATCATAATCAACAACAAGAATGTCACGCCAACCCACCATAATTGACCGGTCCAAAACGCTGGGTCAGTTACATATCGTATGATCATCGATATATTTCCTCTCATATCCCAACCAAACGACGAGATAATAAACACAATAACTACGATTGCGATGACCCCCCAATTTGTCCACCACCCCCATCCAACATAATTTTTAAGCACGCCGATTTGTTCCAGTAATGACATTTTTGATGTATATGAACCATACCCGATAATAATAGAAATCGTAATCACGATAAAAAAGATAAACCCATATTTTCTCGCACGTAAGGTTGTCTGTTCGTTGATTTCCGAATAAACATTATTCATATCTTTGCGTTTATTCACTAAATTGTAGTCGGAAGTGATCCCGCCTACTGCGTCATTCATGTAATCGTTGATTTTGCTGATAAGTTCATTCGACCCCGCCGCGGATGAGACTAGCGTATTTAATTCGTTATTGATACCCGTCTCTGATTCGGCGGTGATTTCTTGTGTGAGCGAATTCACACGTAGTTGAAGGTCGTATAACTTAGAGGCTTTTGTGACGTTGGCGTTCACAGTCGCCGCGTTGGCACCGCTCGGGTTTATTCCTAACTTTGTATAGATTCCGTTCGTCTTTCCTGCGCTGCCATCACCGTTGCCTACCATGAAGGCATAGCCCGTTGAATCATTCGAGTCATATGACACACTTGCCGGCGCATCAGGCACAAGTCCATAACACAGGTTATCCCATTTTGGTTGTCCTATATTCACACCATTATTACCAGTATAAACCACCTTTTTAAAAAGCCGCGGGTCATTCGCCGCGAGATTCCAGCATTTTTGCGCATTTATACGCTGTGAGTTTTGATAAATAGACTCCACCGGTGTAATCTTTCCAATATATTTCCAAAAGTCAGCATAATCCTCGCCTGGAGCAATAACAAGCGGCGTTTTCGTGTTTGAAATCGGGTTTTTATCAGGTGTAATATTGTATTTATCAAACGTATCATCTGCGTAATTTGTATCAGTGGATACAGCCCCGCTTACATCCATCGATAGCTGATTGTACTCTCCCTGAATCGCCTTCAGCTCTGCCATCTTTGTAAGAAATCTTGAATAATCACCCATCTTTTATCTAATGTATTATTGTAATATAATAGGTATAATAACCGATACATATTATATATATTATTATACCATCGTATATACTGTATCTGAATCATTACGCGTGACGCTCACATCTAAATTATATGTATATGAGAAGTAGTAATAGACAGCAAAAATAATAATAAGCGACATGATAACAATACCGAATAACGAAACACCGCCACCATTCCCGTTGCCTTCATCGACATTACCATTTCCATTATCACCACCGCCGCCTGGTGAAACGAACAAAAATGCGAACTTAAATATCATGAGTACCGCGACCAAAATAATAAAACACCAAAACACATAAACAGCGGGATAATAATAATCCCCGAGAAGTTTCTTAATGTTGGCTAAAATATCATCGTCGAGAGATGCCCATTTTTCAGCGAATGTTTTATCTCGTTGAATAATCGTCGTATTCGCCGCACTATTCAGTATGTTCTGGTTTTCCTTCTTTATTTCAGCGACGGTATCGTCGATTTTCTTCTTAATTTCGGCGAGTTTGGAGTTGATGGTTGGGCTTACACTTGCGCGAAAACATTCGCTATCGGCTTTCATAGGCGCGTCTTCCGCAGAAGGCATCGAATTAAATTGGTTAGCGGTGAGAGTAATAGGTTCACCAACCACCGCTGTAAGACAACTGGAGTGACGTTTATCAGGCCATACGCCCGCTTCATAGACGTGTTTCTTGCCTTCGAAATCGACCCATGCGTATTTGTCTTCGGAAGATGACGCACCCGGTAGTTTCACATTTCGGGTGGTGATACATGGTGTATATCCCCGCATATCATAACTTGCTAGGTCCGAGAATCGGCTAAATCCACCACAAATATCCACGAATGAAGCAGGCGTTAGCTTAAATGGATTCGACCGGTCATCGCTAGCGAGTGCTTCGTTGCGTGTAATTGCGGGACACGTCTTGTCGTCATACAATAGCACAGACGATAAATCCTTGTACCTATGCGTATATCCAAATGAATTGACATAATAAAAAGCAGCGCTCGCATCGCTTCCAGAATAGGATACATCACGAACCAGTTTATTCAGGTACTGGCTGTTGGTTTGAAGAAACCTAGACCGTGTAAGTAAATCTTCAGTGTATAATCGATATTGTGTTGTGTAATCAGTGGTAAGTTCGCTTAGTTTCTTTTCAAGGTCGAGCAATTTCTGGCTTTTGCCGGCGCTTGTAGTGCCGGTCGTAGTGGCACTTACGGTGCCGTCATTCGTGAGTCCTTCTTTATATGACACGACTCTAGTATCGTCGCCGTCGCCGCTCCCGCTGCCTTCCAGCAGCATACGTTCCGTAAATGGTTGAATCGGGTTCTTATCTAAATCATAACGTCCGTATTGTAAAAGGTCGCCTTGAAGCAGGTTCATATTCAAAGATGTTCCAGTAAGTGGTCCCATCATGCCTTCTTGTGTTTTTTTTCGTCCGCTGCCGCCGCCGCCCTCGACGTCCTTGACGTCCTTGACGTCCTTGACGTATTCCGCCATAAGTGAAGACATAGCATTATTCAAGTCGTCGTCGCTTTGAAGATCAATCCCTTCCTTGATGGTTGTATGCCTATTATCGAAATTGTCGAGAGATTGTGTTGTGGCATTCGGAAAAAGGATTTGACCTTTTCTTTCTTCTTGGAAGTCCATTACAGTATGTTGTATATAATACATATTATAACATTCATGTTCGGAGCATACATTCGTAGATTCGTAGATTATTCGTAGATTATTCGTAGATTCGTAGATTATTCGAGTTCATCTAGTTGATAATGAGTACGGGTTATTCGCAAATATACCGGTAACACGTGAGCGACCGCTACGACCTAAACCAAGACCGCCAAAACGACTAAATATTCCACTACTAGCACCCAAACCAAATCCGGTAAATAGGTTGCCGAACAAACCGCCACCTCCGCTGCCGCTGCTGCCTACACCACCGCCACCGAATGAAAAATATTTATTAACGAGTTGCGTTCCTACTAAAAATACACCTACGAGAATAAGAATCAGATTCAGGAACTTCTCTCGATATATCTCATTCTCTCGATCTGCGATGGTTTCAAGCGTAGTTTGGATTCCTCTACGTTGAACATATTTATTCGCAATATCGGCGGTTTGTTGTGCGGTCTCTTTTGTTCCAGACATTCCTTTTATGATTGTATCGATCTGAGCTTCAAGAACATTATTTAAATTTATCAGACCGTATATTCCTTTGAAGCTGTCAGGACTCGCTGCTAGGTTTTCTGGTGGAGTTGGCGGCGTCTTATAGTTATCAGTCGTTAGCTTATTATTATACACTCCATTCATGATGCCGTGAATCGATGTTCGATACACCGGGTCATCTTCTGTTTTCGGCGGATTCACAGAAAGCATATTGTTAAAACGATTTATTTCTTGTCCATCGCTGGCTTCGCTGAAAAAAGTCGTAAGTTTGGGTTGTTTTCGAAGATAAAATGTCGGATTATTTCGATGCGTATCCGCGATTGCTGTTTTACCAACTGGAACCGTGCCTGAACTCGCTGCGTATTTTTCTGTAAATTCGCGATGTAGTCTGTCAAGAATCTTGTTGGCGGAGCATACATTTACCGTGCTTGAATCTGCTGTTAATTCTTTCCCGCTATCGGTTTGAATTCTAAATGTATCGCCACTACTACACGCCATATTTATTATGATAATACTATATTATCGCAATAAAAAATAATACCTCGGCATCGCCAGCATCGCCGAGACAGAAACTATCTAGCTAGCAATACAATACCTGTAAAACTGACTCGTGACCGACGTCTTGCTAGACCGTGTGATTTTACATATTTGACCCGGACGCAACCCAATAGCAAGTGCTACTGGGTCGTAACGAGAGATGCTCGGCATCTGCTTTGTATCTGTGATATTGTATTTCTTCAAGACCTCCGCATGTTCTGTTTCGGTGAGAACGACGTGTTCGGGAACATATTGATGCTCCAAGAGATTGAATTGAAGACGGTCGAGAGAATGAATCACGATGAAAATCCCGTCTTTTTCCCAAATCTCGTTCAGAATACCGATCACGGTGTCATTCACCTCTTGCTTCATGACGATAATGAGTGTATCTGCGGGCTGAAGCACCTGTTCAAGGTAATAGAGGTCATCGATCATATGGTTGATATTCTCTCGGCGAAGTGTTTTGGCTAAATAATACTTGACATATACCTTTCTCGCGGGATGGACGTCCTTTTCTGTTGTTAGAAGCATATCCAATTGATTGTTGGCGTACATCGTTTGGACTTCGGCAACACCATAATCCGTATAATTCGATACATCCACCCCTTGTCGGGCAAGTAATTGAAGAAGGATATTCCGAGATTTGAATAAGGAGGAAACAGTTCCACTGCTGATATGTGCGGCTGCTGATGACATAATGGAATGGAATATGTAATGTAATGTAATGGAATGTAATGGAATAGACCTACTATATAATAATAACAAATCTTTATTATTCAATTTTACAGTTTGATTGAAAATGTCCTCACACCTTGTGCGTTAGGCTCACCGCTGCCAGCACCGCCTGATTGTCCTCCATTCGTTCCTTGTTGTGTCGGTTGTCCAGTTGATTGTCCAATTGGTTGTGTTCCGTTGGCCAAAGCACCGCCTCCACCGCCACCGCCCTGTTGTGGTTGAACCGGCATCATACCCGCCATCGGCATCGTAGCAACAACCGGTATATTCATGGTGGGAAATCCTCCCGCCGCGCCACCCATCATCATTCCCATCGCAGATGATTGTGTGTCAGAAATTCCAACGGTTGTGTGTTTTGGTGATACACCATACTTTGAAGTCAAATAATTATCAAGAACTGATGATGGTATTTGCGGGACGAATTTGCCGCCGCCACCGCCGCCGCCGCGTTGTTGGCGTGAGCCACCTTCAAACATCGATGTATAAGCCGGCGAACTCGGTGTGCGCGGCGAATACCCGTCACTTTCCGGTATATTCTCATCATTCTCTCCGTATTTTTCAAGCATCTTCGCATTAAATGACCCGACTGCGCGACGTACTTGTTCGGCCTCCTCATCTGCGGACTGTCCGGTTCCAGGTGGTGTCGGCATCGAACTAGTATAAACTGGACTTGTTGGCACATATTCTCGCTCCATCTCTCGGCGTATCGCATCCAACTTGGTTCGTTCGTCCGCCAATCGTTCCATTTGAACCTTTAGACGCTCTTCATCCGCGACATTACCTTCGCGCTTCGCGCGTTCAATCTCGCTCGATACCCTAGCAGTCTCTCGCTCATTTTCGGCGATTTTTTGTTCATTTTCCGATAAAGCAACATTTTCAGATTCAACCGGACGGCGGCTGTTTGCCAATTTTCGCCGAGCATACTTGCCCATGATTGAAATAATCGCGGTCACCCAGTTCAACGGTTTGCGTGTATTACGCAATTCTTCAACCATATCGCTTGGAGATATCGGTGTATCATCAGGATAAACAAGCATCTCTGATAACCAACCATCAGGATAACGTGTTGGATAATCGCCGATCCATTGACGACCGCTAATCGTCCATTTCTCCGTAGGTTCGCCATTCTTATCCAATATCACGGATTCAAGAACGAGGTCTTCGCCGTTGATATCGCTGGCGGTGATTCTCGGAACCTTGCCGCTATTGGCAGCACCACTTGTACTACCCTGTAATTGACGGATGACATCTGCTTTCAACGCAAATCGCCAACCCAAATTACGAATGCTTTGTTTTGTATCAATATCCAAATCGGTAATAATTTCATCGATGCGCTCATCTGGGTCGAATTTCTCGGTGACATTCCCGGCGGTTCTTCGTTCTTCCTCTTCGTGTTGTTCGCTTCGGCTTGGTAAATAAACACGACTGCCCGTTGTAGCTTCTTCTTCGTCGTCGGCGGCACCATTCGCGGGTCCTCCAAACGCCGACGCCGACGCCGACGCCGACGCCGACGTGGCGTCTTTACGCGCAAGTGCCGCCATATCGCGCGGCTTCAACCCAGCAGCCAAGCGATTTCGCTCAATAATATCATCGACACCCATCGCACCCTTACCGTCTTTAAGTACCTTATAGACATTCTTTGAATACGACATACTAGGGAGTTGATCAATATTATCTTCAGTAATAATACGCATTTGGACATTCATTACGATGAGTTCTTGCATGAGAAGTTTAAGACAATAAGGAATACGGACGATACTGAATGATCGGCCAAACTTCGTCATATGAACGACACTTGCGCCAGCAGCGCCGGCACCAGCAGCACCCCCCGACGCCGCCGCATCCGTCAAACTCCCCGAAAATTGGATTGGCCCATCTACCATCGGGCTCATGAATAGATTCTGGGTAGGATTATAAATCGCAATCATACCCGACTTATTACAAACCGCCATATGATATTCATCACCACGCACCATAAGCGACTCATTCAAAAAATGCGCGGCGCCATGTCCTAGAATACCATCACGTTCCATTTCACCTACACGAAGACCACCATCATTTGCGCGACCTTGTACCGTTTGGCGCGTAAGTTGGGTGCGTGGACCCTGCGAACGGTAGTTGATCTTGTCTTTGACCATTTGTTTCAGACGCATGTAATAGGTGGGGCCGATATAAATGTCGCTCTTGATTTGCTCCCCCGTCATTCCGTTGTATAAGACTTCGGTCCCCGAAGAATGGAACCCATATTCGGTTAAAACCGACCCAAATGATTCATGTTTCGTCCCGTTGTTCGTATATGCGGTACAGTTTCCGAAGCCGCCGTGAAGCACACATGCTTTCCCCATAAGTGACTCGATGAGTTGTCCGATCGTCATACGTGTTGGGATTGCGTGAGGGTTAATAATAATATCGGGTCGAATACCGTCTTTCGTGAATGGCATGTCACACTCTGGGATAATCAATCCGACGGTGCCTTTCTGACCGCAACGAGAGCAGAACTTATCGCCAATCGCCGGAAAACGTTCCTCGCGGATTCTGACTTTTCCGATGCGAAACCCCGTCTCACCTTCCGTCATAAATGCTTTATCGACGAAACCGAGTTGGCCCTTCTTTGGCATAGTCGACATATCACGCATTTGCCCGCCGTCGTTGTGAATACTGATTGACCCCATTCCGATAACAACTTTCTTATCGTCCATCTCGGTATTCTCTCGAATAAGACCATTATCATCCAGATAACTGTAATCATAACCGGGTTTAATCCCGATTGCGCCTTCTTTCTGGATATTCGCGAACCGGGTATCCCTTTGTGCGCCGCGAACACTACTGCTCTCTTCGCGTGCTTCATACATATTATAGTACGTAATACGGAACATTCCGCGTTTGATGCTCGCCTCGTTGAAAAGAATCGAGTCTTCTACATTATATCCGTTGAATGACATGATTGCGACGACTGCGTTGAATCCGCATGGGTGTTCTTCACGATTGATGAGATTGAGATACCGACTCTTTACGATTGGAACTTCGCCGTTGTTGATCACGACCCCCATCTTGTCAATTCGAACTTGATAATTGCTATGATAGAGAGATGCGGCTTGTTTGGCTTGACCGCATCCGAATACATTACGTGCGACGGGGTTATTTTCCGGAAAACAGATTTGATTTCCCATAACACCCATAACGAGCGATGGATGAATTTCGACATGTGTGTATTGTTTTCCGTCGCTGGAAAGAACACGTGCGCGATGACGGGTGCTGCTGCGGCGACCACGACCCCGGCCCCGGCCCAGGCCACTACCACTACCTGTTTTTTTACCTCCTTCACCCTCGTCGCCGCTCTCACTCTCGCTCTCGCTACTACTATGCTTCTTTCCTTTTTCTTCGCTGGAGACCGGTCTCTCGAACTTATGACTCATCGAAATAAGCGTGGATTCGGTCTCCGATGTATCAATATATTCAATAATTGCCTGTGTTGCCTTCAAGCGTCGAAAGTCTTCAATCGTATTCACACGCGCCACATCTTCGGCCACCTTCTGTTTCGCAGCCAACGCCGACGTATCATGCGCGCGACCATATAATTCATCGATCGTATAATAGTTGCAGTGGGACGGATTAAATGCCTGATCTGATTTCGCAGTAAATCCCGTCGTCATCTGTTCCCATGACGCTTTTCCGGCGCGTATCATCTCCAATATTTCATCCTTGTCATAACTTGGACGTCCGGTATCTTCATCGATGTAAAAAATCGGTCGGCATAATCGCCCCGCATCCGTATATACGTGGATTTCGTTGTTTTTGATATCCCACTGACAACTGATATAAATCGGAATAAGAGCATTCCGCCGATGAAGACGGATCAATCGCATCGTCTCTTCGGGGCGTGTCACCGCACCAACCCATGTTCCATTTACGAAAACTTTCGTCGTATAATAAAGAAACATGCGCGTACACTCTTCAAGCAACTGCATTTTAACGACTTCACGCAACCAAAGCATCATCGGATACGCCGAGCACTGATTCGTGACCCGCGTTCCAAACGCGAGATGCTTATGAAATCCAATATTCGCACCATCGGGTGAATCCACCGGATCGATCATACCCCACTGTGACCCATGAAGCATGCGTGGCTTAGTGACTTTTGCGCTGCTATCCATCGGCAGGTTTATTTTACGAAGATGCGAGAGAAACGAATTGTAGGACAACCGATTCAGGTCTTGGATGACTCCAATCCGCTTTGTATGATCGGTCGCGCCCCAATTTCCTTTAAATGCCTTCTTGAATCCGTTTTCTACGATACGTTCGCGGAAGAACTCTTGGTAGTTCATTTGGATGAGGCCGACGAAGTTCTTCTCGTATTTCTTCGGGTCTTTGAAATATTCGCGGTCCATCGAGAGACGGATATGCTGTTGTTGAAGTGCGTAATATTCCTTGAATAAATCGTAGATGAGCGACCCACTCAATTCGATACGCTTGAATTTGAAACTATCGCGGTCGGTTGGTGCGTCAATTTTGAGAGATACGCGCAGTAACTTATAGACCATATTCCCGAGGAAATACGCCTTCTGGATATAATTCGTCTCGCCTACTTGCGGTAAGAAATAGTTCATAAGAATATCATGAACCTGCGGAATCGTCTTGGATTTCGTGAGTGTGGCGATGAATTTGATCGCGCCTTCTTGTGTGAAGATCTTATTGGCGTCATGAATCGATGGAATAAAATGGTCGAGGAGTTCGGCATTTTCATCGAGGTCGAGCAGACAGAACTCTAAAATATCACGGTCGGAGAGAACACCGAGCGCACGCATCACGATGAATAAGGGGACGGGCGAACGCACATTCGGGATATTCACGACGATTTGTTTATTGGTCAAGAGGGTTGTGGGCGCGACGATACGCACGGATAAAGTGCGCTCAGGCTTGGACGCATCTTCGCTGACGGTACGAATATCGGCGGCATGTGTATATACATTATCCTCGTTGTTTTCGCGGATATAAAGCATATTATCGGCGAATTTCTCCTGTGAAATGATCGTTTTTTCCTTGCCGTCGATGATGAAATAACCGCCGTAGTCGTTTTTACACTCGCCCATATAGAAACGGGCTTTCGGTTCGAGACCGTGGAGAATACACATATTCGATTGAATCATGATGGGGAATCTCCCGAGAAGAATTCTCTCGAGAGTCGCGGTTGTGACTTCGATGCGGCGACCACCCGCCGTGTCATCCGGCACCGCAATCTTGAATACGACATCTATGTCATAATGGATGGTTGTGCCGTAGGTCATATTACGCAACCTCGCCTCATTCGGGAACATATAATGCTCGCGGTCGTCATCATAAATAATCGGTTTGCCGAAATATACCTTATCACCATTCTTTCCACCTAAATATAATTCACAGCGCAGATTGAACTCTTGCGTATCGGGGTCCTGTTCTTTTTGAAGAATGATGGGGTTTCTCTCGCGGAATATCTTGAAGATCCCTTTGCCGAAGAAATCATTATATGAGTCGATATGATGACGAACCATCATTTGCGGGTCATCGTCAAATAGACGCTGGATAACTTTCCATGGTAGCTCGGGGTCAGAATCCATTTTACTAAAAATAATGGGTCCCTAGTATGTATATTTATAATCGAATTATATTTATGTGTGTTACAATAGTTATCGATAATAAATGATAATAAATAATAATAAGCTTACATCGAGTGCTTTACTTTCGCGTGCTTTGGCGCGTAGATGATTTTCGGTGTCTTCGCGTGTGTCGCGTTCGTCGCACGTTTCGCTTGGATGTAGATGTCATTTTTTTATTCTTCCTCCTAAAAACGCGTGACTTACCTCCGCGTCGCCCATTCAAAGTCAAACTCATCATTTTTTCTTTCAATTTGTGGTTGGCTTTAATATCCGCAAAAGCTTGTTGCGGCGTTAATTGGCGATTCATAACCTTCAATAATAAATCTTTTATTTCTGGATTTTCTAAGGCCTTTTTTAACCGGTTCATCTTCTCTAATTTTTCTCTTTTTACTGATAATTCTGTTTTTGTACGTTCGTTCTCCGCAAAAGCTTGCCAAGCATTACTATCTGCTTGCGCGTTGCCTTTTTCTTTAATTATTTCACGCAGGCGTCTATCTAATTCTTTTTTCGTTTTATCCAGTATTTCCATATCGTAAAGGCTCCGTTCTCCTGTAGGGCTGATCCTGTCGGCTCCTAGATATAATGCGTTCATCAACATCATAATTTCATCATCATCTATAGGTTCAGAAGTGATAATTTCTACATCATCATCATTAATAAAAACAGGAGGAACACCATAATTACTGAGAATGGCGGTTAATTCATCGTCTGCTTCATAATATGGTATTGACATATTTTACTATTATATATGAAGAAAAATGTTTATACACAGAAATATTCACCCCCGGAAGCTAAACGGGTCAATAATCGCCACACTCGCTTCGTTCAACTTATGCGTGTTACGTATTTCTGCTGCTCCAAACAGCAATAAAGCGAATAATAAAATATAAGGGAAAAGCAGTATAAACCAAGCGACATTAACATACCCGCGCGAACATATCGCGTTCAAAAACCATGTCCATAAAACGATGAACAAGATTTCGACGATGAAAATCGTGGATGTATTTGCTACATTACAGCTGACATTTCCGAAGCAATAATGATGTGTATTTTCGAGGTTATCGAAAAGCATTATAAATAGGGAAAGCACCGAAAGAATGAAAAAAATGAACGCGGGTGTGCATAAGGATTGTATCTTAGAAACGACGCCGTCCATCGTAGTGTCTAGGGTTAGATGCTCGTGTATGTGTATGTGTATGTATATATTAGTATTTTAATAAAATATACACCTAAATTTCATGAATCATGATTTACTTCAGCTGAACCGGTTGTGCGATGGGTTGAACAGTAGGATTCGATGTTACAAACGCGGTAGGGTCGCCCTGTAATGCGGTGGCGATGCTTGCGGGTATTTCAGTAATACCGCGTAAACTTGTGTTGGCAGTTTCCGGTAAATATTCCGCCATACCACCATGCTGCTCACCGATGTATTTGCGATGACGACGACCGCGACCACGACGCCGAGTACCCGCACGACCGCCGAACATCCCTTTTTCCACGAGATGGTTGCTGCTTTGCGGTGGTGCCAGCGTGGTGGTGTTCAACGAGAAGTGATTGCCGTTAATAGACTGAGGAACCGGCGAAACACCTCCAACACCGCCACCACCGCCGGTGTGTTGAACATCGCTAGGACCCCACGGCCAGCCACCCGTCATACTTCCACCCCCCGACTGACAGCCTTTTTGATGCCACCGGTGTGTGCCATTCTTTTTCTTGTCGCCACGACGACGACGGCTTGACTTACCGCCAGAACAAGACGAGCGACGCTTATTACTACCACTTTTGGTTGTGTGCTTACGTCGAATATATTTTTTTGATGACGCCATTATATATCGTATTATTGTATTATATTATTATTGTATTATAAATAGAAAATAATAAGATACCTGATATGCCCGAAACCTTGTTTATATAATATCCACATGAGTGAGCATATGACGGCGACAACACATCTTCGTAAGACCGAGTGCGTCCATGACTTCGCCTTCCGGCGTCTTCTCGATATATTCCGCGGTGAGGTAAATGACTTTATCGACGTCCAAATCCCGCGAAAGCTTGATTTTACGCACTTCGGCTAAATAATACCGGTATTTGTCGGCGAGGACCTTGCCGCAGGTGAAGCATTTAACAGGGATGATCATAGCGGAGTGTAACGGAGTAGCAGAGCAGCGAGTTTGATATATGATAACATATTGTTTTTATATATCAATTTATTCTGGTTTATTTACAGTCCTAGACCGTGACCGCGACCGAGACCGCGACGGTGTTCGTGACGGTGTTCGCATATTCGGAATACGATATCCACCACTTTGGGTTTTCTTAGCCGTTTTCTTAGTCCTTTTCGTTTTCGTTCTTCGGTGTATCGTCGCCATCTTATACAATACCCCAATATTTTAGGCCCGAACCGCCCCATTTTTCATACATCCGCGCCCGCCAACACACTGTCCTAAATAATAATAATATGCGATATCGCGGTCGTTGTTATTGGCGTCTTTGATATCATACGGCTTCTTCGCATTCCCCGCAACACATTTGCCTGGAGCAACGGCTTCGTTTGACCGGCCACTTGGATCAGCGACATTTGCTTGGGCGGTATTCATGATAACCGTGGGGTCATTATCACCTTCAAACCCGGTATATTTCGTCCATCCGCAGCAGCATTTTGTCCCGCACATTTTTTTCGTTGTAATCGAATTACATGCTCGCTCTAATTCTTCAGGCGATTTATTATGCATAACACAAAAAGAGTCGCTACATGTGGTTTGGATTTTATCCAATTGGGAATCAGTATAAGGTGTGCCGAATGCCTCTTTCATTTCGTTTCGCATACTTATAAGAGGTGCGGTCCAGGCAACGTCGGTGGGTAATGCGCGGGCTTCGCCGCCGTCGGATGATGCGTCCTTTACGATCCCGGTATTCGGTTCAATAAACACCTTCTTTTCGACAAGTTCTCGATTCCCCGATTCTGACGCCGCCCCTACAGGTTTTCCGCCCTTGCCTTCCGCTGCTAAATCAATATAGAATATGCCTCCCAATAAAATAAACACAACGACCAAAATCGCGCCGATATTTTTGAAAAACGACTCGCCTAAACTGCTCCCTTTGAATGTCATAACCCCGCTATCTGCGGAAGACGACAAAAACCCGCCGACCCTAGAAGCGCCGGATGAGCCCGCATCTTTTATTGCGGATAGTGCGTTTGTTACTCGGTCCATTTCCGTTGGTGTATTCTGTTCGATGATATATTCAACTACAACGTTACATTATAGATAGATTATTCTTTCTTCGCCACAATCCGCACACCTTTCCCCGTTTTCACTTTCACGTGTTCCGCCCCAGTTGTATGAATCTCTCGGTGACAGTCCTCGCAAACCGTCGCTAGGTTGCTCGGGTGGTTCTTATGAATATGTCCGATGAAATCATTAGAATCCGCGCTCTCTTGATGCTGGAGATGGTGGACTTCGGTCCCTTTTTTCTGCCGACACAGTTCGCATAAACGCCGCAACTTCGCCGCATTATATCGTGAAGGCACCGCGTCGTCTAGAATACTCGCCGTAGGCGTTCGAGTGCTTACCCCGCGATACTTGACACGGATCGTATTTGCGTTTTCCAAGAAATCATCGGGGAGATGAAGCGACTTACACACTTCCAGACCATACATGCTTTCACCCGCACCATCTTGAAGCTTCCGGTCATAGACCAACGTATCGCATGACTTATCATAAAAAACACGCATATGTGCCAAACGCAGCCGTGGGGCCATCTCTCGGAGTTCGCTGTACCCAGCGATTTCATGAAGATGCGTAGCAAAAATAAACGACGCACCGGCGCGGTAAAGGTGTTGTAAGCCGGCCACAAAGATACTAATCGCGGAGTCCATTTCGGTTCCAGAGCATAATTCATCGCCGAGGACGAGCGTGTTCTGGTCCGCCATGCGCAAAATCACGCGAAGTTCTGACATTTCAACGACGAATGTTGAGAGACCCTTGAATAAATTATCGTTGCCGAGAATGCGTGTCATGATTGCGCGGTAAGGGCGATAGACGAATCCAGAAGCGGGGACGTAAAACCCAGCTTGTGCCATGATAACAGCGACTCCGATTGCGCGGATGAGGCTGGTTTTCCCGACCGCGTTTGTGCCATAGAGGAGCATTCCATCCCCGCCGAGAGATACGTCGTTGGTGACATAGCATTCATCTTCGTTGATTCTCTCGATAAGACAGTGACGAAGCCCGGTTGCGCGGACGAATGACGACGCCTCGCCCGCCGCGACTCCCCCAACCGCAATCACCGGTCGGCAATAATTGTATTTACGCGCAATATAGCACCGGTTCTGTATCATATCCACGGCACTCACAAACGCTATCATATTCTCGAAATCGTGATAATATTCATGAAGAGACCCGATGAACCCTTGATACAATACGGCGACCATATCTGATATTTTCACCCGCAGGCTGACAACCGCCGCACATAATTCATAGATTTGCGGGCTATGAATCGTATTGTTGCTTCCGGATGCGGTAGGACATGTAATAGACGATGGTTCGAATAATAAGGTGCGATTCGATTCCTTGTCTACTACAATAGAAATCACTTTTCCCCCGACGGGGAGTTTCTTGATTCGGTCTTCAAGGATCTTGGTACGTCGTTTGGTCGCTTGAAGAGAGATGCCCATCTTATCGGTTTCGTGGATTTTAACATATTCAAGCATACCCGCCGCCGCCCCTGAGCCCGCGCTCGACGATTTTTGTTCGCCAGCCAGAATCATCTCGTTTAAAACCCGCTGGACCTCGTCGAGAGATTTTTGTGTGTATCGGTATTCATCCGTCAATTTATCCAATTCTGCGGATATCCCGCGTTGAATGATATTCGTATCAAACTGAGTATCGGTTATATCGCGACACAAATCGATATTCAAGGTCTTTTCAAACATGTCCAATAGAAGCGTACTTTTCCCGACAACGTCGTCGCGAATCCCCCATCTCTCGGAAAGGTGCTGTGTAAGGGTCGAATCTCTCAGACACATCAAATACAATTCGCGAATATGACGCAAATTATGAAAAAGATTATAAGTGTGATATGGTGTGATCTTGCGTAAAATAATATGGCGATGAAGTTTTTCGATGTCCTTCATGAACGCTAATTTCTCTCGGAAAATCGTATAAGAAAGTCCATCGATACCGATGCCGCTGCCGCTGCCGCTGCCGCCGCCCGTAAGCGACAGTATGTATTCGGTGATTGCGTAGTCTTGTTCCAACCGAGCCTCATCAAATACCGGATGAAGAAGAGCATACTTGTAAGCACGCGACCCCATCGGAGTGACTGTATGATTGAGGAGCGAGATAACCGAACTAAGCCGAGAGCTTACACCGCCACCACCGCCACCGCCCGCATTCCCATCATCGATGATATTCAACTGACGGAGAGAATGATTTGCGAGGATTAATCTCTCGGACATGTTTTCGAAAACCGGCTCTTGAATCTTAGAAACCAGACTTGGATTATGTTCATAGATGAAGTTCAACAGATAAACAAGAGATTGGGTGGCGATGGTATAGTTCATAAATGATTGTTCGAGAGATTTGGCCAGCCCATCTGGGTAAAATGTCGCGAGCACCTCCATCTGGTAGATTTGTTTTGTACATCTCTCGGCTTTGACAGTCCCTGAGGTCGCTACCCGATGAATAACCTTAGCCTGGATATTCGTATAATGTATTACATCTTCTACTTCTCTCGTCGAGAGATTGGATATTAGAATCACTTCCGATGGCATATACGATGAAATAAATCTCTCGACTTCGTCATATGTTGTTGGATTATGCGAGTCCTTATTCTCGGTCTCGAAGATGGTTGCGCGTCCCGTATAAACATCGATATTTGTCATTCCCATAATGATAACCCGAGAGATTTTCTCAATCCAAATACATGCGATGTTGTTCGAGAGAACGGCACCTCCGCCGTCACCACCACCACCCGCCACATCCGTCGAGAAATAAGTCCCCGGCGAATATATACCTTGAAGCGAACGAACCGGCGGGTTTTTTATACCATCCTGAACATAAACAACCGCAGTATACCCCGCATCTTGTAATTTCTTCAAATACTTATCCAGACCATAATCACGAAATCCGGCCATCACGAATCCGGGCGTTTTATTCGCCTTCGCCAGTTCGCAAATCGAGCAGAATTCATCGATACGGCTACCAGAACACGTTACTGTTCCGCCACCGCCGCCGCCGCCCCCCGCGGCCGGAGTAATTATTTGTCCGTAGACCTCGAAAAACGCGCCCACTTGAAGGAGGACGACCGTTTTCGCACCATATTCCGCCGTATATTTATCGGTGAGTGTAAAATATTCTTTAATAAGTGCCATCGTCGTGCTTTAGTGGTCCGTATGGTAATTTATTAAAGAACGAACGATTGAAATCTCTCGCACGTAATGTTATATATCTCTCGAGTTATGTCTTTATTATACATTCACGATCTGTGTAATCTCCGCACGACAAACCGGGCATTCATTTTTTGACATTTTAGAATAACATGCCGCACAACAAACTTGATGCTCGCATGGTGAGAATCGGGTATTTACACGATACATGAAACACAAGATACATTGATGTTCTTCATTATCGGTTTCTTCTGGTTCTGTCAGATGTGATGTAGATAAAAGGGCCGCACTTCCGCCGCCGCCGCATCCGCCGCCGCCCGCGAATAATGATGCTTGTAGTGGTGGAATCACGGTGATTCCGGGGTCCATCGTTAGTCTTGTATAAAACCCAAGGTATCCCGATCGTGCAGATTCATTATCACATATACGCACTCTCGTGTAAAATTCATCATTTCGCTCGTAATACACACTATTGTTTTCATTCCGAGACATATTAAATATGATATTGGTTTGAATATTCGCCACGTTTATTGTTACGATTTGATTTTGTAAAATACGGTCATTATCCTGATACGCATAAGGCATCGTTCCGCGCGACATGTACGACTTTTTGATGGTTCGATGCCGGTCATACATGAAATCGCGATATGCCCATACTTGATATTGGCGAGCTTGCAACCAGTTCGCACGTCCCATCGAAGGATTATCAACGATGAATACGGATACATCATTCATATCCATAATTGGAAACGATTTTCCTTGATTCTCCATTATGTCGTGTATTTCCTGTGTGATAGTGATATTATTTGCTAGATTGTTTCGTAGCCCGACTCCGATTCCGTTGCCAATACCAGTACCGTCATTCAGTGCTGGGATATCTTCTATACGTGCGAAATATGTTGGTAAATATCGATCATTCGCTGGACGATAGACAATATATTCAGTTGTAAGAAATGGGGTTTCTTGGTATGTACTACGTTCTTTATATTCTACAAAAGCGGAACGGATAGAAGGGGTTACATATAAAACCGAAGATGACCATTCATCATGCGTATGGGGGATGCGAACACTAATATCCATCGTTGGCGATTTTAGAGAACTACTATATAGAATATGATAATCGGTTTATCTTTGTTTAGCACCGCACCGCACCGCACCGCACCGCACCGCACCGCACTACCATCATACAAAATACTTAAAGACATTACGTTATACAGTCATTAGGATATAATAGATGCAGAATTTACGCGAGAATAATATACATATGATTACGCTTGACGTGCGTATCTCATGCGATACGTTTTGGGACTATAAATTCAATATTCCGATAAGGATTGCCGATTATTATAACGACAACGACCGAAATATTAATAAGGGACATTCCAATAGTTCTCGGGATGAACATCGAAGCAATACGTGTGAAATTGGTAATATTGGGCGAAGCGACCCGATGTTTCTTCGTCTTGAAGAATATTTGGTAGAATATGTTATTCAGTTTATATATGATGATCTTATCCAAAAACGCCAACAACGAGATATTCCGATACTGTTGAAAAAGGCACGAAAGTTTCATATACATGGACGCAGTTTGGAAGATTTGTTGTTTCCGGCGAATAGCACGAATGAACATATGATGCCGGAGAATATCGTATATATATGTACACATTGCTAATGAAATGAGCGTAGCGAATGGAATCGCGAGCGGTAGCGGTTATTATTCATTCCCACCCCCCGACATAAAATTATGTAACATGACACCGTCATTCGTGTTTTTGACATCACCTGTTAAAATGGCGTCTTCATACATACGGCGAAGAACATCGGGTGGAGCATTCGAACCGATCTTCAAAAGATGATGTTCATACAAATATTTTCGTATATCACCGATTGACTTCTGCCTTAGTGTTAAATGCTGGCTTTGAATATGTCGCTGTGTCTGTTTATTTTTTAATAACACACCGACAACATCATCATGTTTCCCAATACGGAAACGTTTTTTATGTGTTTTGCGGATTTTTACACGCATTCCGGCGATTTGTGAAGGGTCGATACCGCCACCTCCCACGCCACCTCCCACGCCACCTCCCACGCCACCTCCCACGCCACCTCCCACGCCACCTCCCACGCCACCTCCCACGCCACCTCCCACGCCACCTCCCACGCCACCTCCAACTCCACTCATCGCACCACCAATAGCACCGCCGTCGTGGGGGGGCGGAACCCCCGGCGGACCCCCCGGCGGACCTCCCGGCGGATCCCCCCCTCCTAGCATTTTGGTAGCCCATTCGCGAAATGTCGGTTTTTTCCCATTTTTTAAACAACCATGAGGTGGTTCTTCTTTTATAAAAATAGAAGGAAGATAGTCTTCCAGTTTTGTAGGAATATGTAAAGGCTGTTCTGATGTTTCTTCAATAGTGTGCTTTGTATCAGAAACCACGTCAGATACAGCAGATGATATTGTATTATTGTACATTTCGGCAAGTTGATTAAGTTTCGGCGGTTCTTGAGCAACCGGTGATGATAATAACGATGCCGGCGCGGTGTCGTCGATCATCGGCATCGGCATCGACATGTTTCCGAATGAATTCATTTGAACTGAAGGAGTCATCGTCATGATAGGTTCTTGACGCGGTGGCGGAACAAACGTCCCGACAACCGGTAATCCTAGCAAACCGGTATTCGTTAATATTTCACCGTTGTGTAACGTTTCGGCAACTTTATTCAACATTTGAGATTCTGGTGTAGCATTCGAGACCCCCGAAGACATCGCACTCGATGACGGCCTATGAATTTTTTGTGTTTGCTGACGTCGTTTCATCGCCAATTTACGAAGAAAATCGATGGATTGTGAAAAATTATCGCCACCGCCACCGCCACCGCCACCGCCACCGCCACCGCCCTCCATAGATTCGACTGTATCTTGTTTCGCCGTCGCCGTCGTCCCAGTTATCCCCGCTGTCGACGACGACTCTTCTCTTGACCGTTCGCGCGTTCGCTGATGTTGTTTAATCCGTTCAAGCAGCGTTCTTTTTAGAGTACTAGGTTGAACGATCGAGCTTGGTCGTATTCTACGTTCGCCACTGCCGGTACTCGAACGCTTACTGGATTTTCGCCTTGCCCCTCCAACACCGCCACCGGATAACGATTTCGGATCTATCGTGATACTTTTTTTTTCACTCATATTACTTACTTTCGTTTACGTAGTATTACGTAGTAATATCTTATATATAA